GATGTTATATCAGAACTAACGACTTTCATTTCAAAGAGTAATTCATTTGAGGCAGAAGAAGGTTGTAATGATGACCTTGCAATGTGTCTTGTCATATATGCATGGTTAGTAGCACAAGATTATTTTAAAGAGTTAACAGATCAGGATGTTAGAAAGAGATTGTATGATGAACAAAAGAATCAAATAGAACAAGATATGGCACCATTTGGTTTTATGGATGATGGGTTAGGAGAAGATAGTGAAGTTGATGTTGATGGTGATAGATGGTATACAGATGAGTATGGAGATATCCAAGGTGGTATGGATTATATGTGGAACTATCGTTAGTACAATTGTTCATTCACTGTTTCCCCGCGTCAAAACACCCTAATCAATAAATAATCTTAGACTATATTGGACTCGGAGAAACCATGGCAGTAGCATTATTGTCTCCTGGTGTACTTATCAGAGAGGTTGACCTCACGGTAGGTAGAGCAGAAAACGTATTAGATAATATTGGCGGTATTTGTGGTCCTTTCCAAAAGGGACCCGTAGACGATCCTTATACAATTGAAACAGAACAAGAATTAATTGAAGTATTCGGAAAGCCGATCAGTACAGATGCCCAGTATGAATATTGGATGACTGCCAGCTCTTATTTGAGTTATGGTGGTATTCTTAAGGTTATTAGAACTGACGGTTCTACCCTTAACAATGCTAATGCAGGTAGCGATTCAGCATATGATACTTCGCTGAAAATTAAAAGCTATGATGATTATGTAGAGAACTATACCAGTGATACTGGTTGGACTTATGCTGCTAAGACCCCTGGTACATGGGCAAACGGCGTAAAACTCTGCTTTGTTGATGACCTTGCTGACCAAACAGTTGGAATTACTACTACCAGTTTGGCTGGTTTTGGTGTTACTGTTGGTTATGGTGTTTCACTTCCATTAACTAGTCTCATTATTCCTAATGCTTCGAATGGTAGCATTTCGACCATCAGTGCTGGATACCTTAAGGGTATTGTTACTGGTGTTAAAACTGATTCTACTGCTGGAAGTTCTACTTGTGATATCAAGTGGTTCTCAAGAGTCAATACTGTAGGTAGTGGCGCAACAGAAACTAGAATCGAGTATGCAAAAGGTGATGATTCAGTTGCTATTACTATCGGAAGTACCGTTCAGGGTAATGGAACTTATTCCACACTAACCTTTAAGAATAGTGGTGGAACTGTAACAGGTTTGGCACGTAGTATTACTACTGCTACTGACTGGTATGATGCACAGAAACTCCAGATTACGAATGGAGATGTGTATTGGAAAGCAATTTCTCCTAGACCAGTTACTAACTCTTACGTTAAAGACCGTCAGGGTTGGCATGACAGTATAAACATCTGTATCGTTGATGACGATGGTGTTTTAACTGGAATCCAAGGAAACATAATTGAGAAGTTCTCTTCTCTATCTAAGGCCCTTGATTGTGTATCTGCTGTTAATGCTCCTCAGAAGATTTGGTACAAGGATTTCCTTGCACAATTCTCCGAGTATGCATATGCTGGAGTTGATCCTGCTTCTTCAGAAGATACTAACTGGGGAACTGTTCCTAGACAGACTGGATTCTCAACAAACTGGACACCATATACAAGTCCAGAAGGAATCTGGGGACAAAATGCACAAGGTATTACTTACGCTGCTGTAGGTAACGTAGGTTATGCATTCAGCGGGGGTGTTGATTATAGTGCTCTCGGTGGATACAAGCCAACTCTTGGTGATTTAATCACTTCATACAACCTCTTCAAGAATAAGGAAGAGATTGAGGTTGATTACCTCATCATGGGACCAAGTATTAATGGAATTGAAGAGTCTCAATCTAAAGCAAACAGACTCGTATCCATTGCTGAAGCAAGACAGGATTGTGTTGCTACAATTTCTCCACACAGAAGTGGAGTTGTGGGTGTAACTGATGACGATACTCAGACATCCAACATCTTGAAATTTGCTAACGGAGTCAAGTCTTCCTCTTACGGAATTATGGACTCTGGTTATAAGTACACTTATGATCGCTTTAATAATAAGTTCCGCTACATCCCAACTAATGGTGACGTTGCCGGATTGATGGTTAGAACAAATGTTAGAGCATATCCATGGTTCTCTCCTGCTGGACAACAGCGTGGAATCCTGAATAATGCTGTAAAACTTGCATATAACCCCAACCAAAACCAACGGGATGAACTTTATCAAGCACGTGTAAACTCAATCTCATTCCAACCTGGTCTTGGCATTCTTCTCTTTGGTGATAAGACTGCGCTTGGTTATGCCTCGGCGTTCGATAGAATCAACGTCCGACGATTGTTCCTGACTGTGGAACAGGCATTAGAGGGTGCTGCTAAAGCACAACTCTTTGAACTCAACGATGAAATCACGAGAGCTAATTTCGTCAACATTGTTGAACCTTATCTAAGAGATGTTCAGGCAAAGAGAGGTCTTTACGACTTCCTCGTTATTTGTGACGAAACAAATAACACACCTGATATCATTGACAATAATGAATTTAGAGCGGACATCTTCCTGAAGCCCGCCAAGTCTATCAACTACGTCTCCCTCACATTCGTTGCCACCAGAACTGGTGTCTCGTTCGAGGAAGTCGCTGGTAGAGTTTAACTTCTAACGCCGACCCCACTGGAGAATTAAGAAATGGCAGAATCCCCACAGATTAAGACCTTATCGAATTTTAAATCGATGCTCAAGGGCGGTGGTGCTCGCCCGAATATATTCGAGGTTCAGATTCCTGAATTTCCAAGTTATGTTGCTAAGGATGGAGAAACTTTAAAGGATTTCTCTTTCCTTTGTAAGGCAGCAACTCTCCCAGCATCTAATGTTGCTAACATAGATGTTCCTTTCAGAGGTCGTATTCTGAAAGTGGCTGGAGACAGAACCTTTGATCCATGGACTCTTACAGTTATTAACGACGAAGACTTTAGAATTCGTCATGCGTTAGAGATGTGGATGAATGGTGTTAGTAAGTTATCTAATAACACTGGTGCTACCAACCCCAATTCATACATGACTGATGCTTATGTGTATCAGTTGGGTAGAGGTACTAGTGGTCAAGTTGAGACAATAAATGCTGTTCCTGATGCAGGACAAGGCAGAATTACTCAAACTAAAGCAAACGTGTTGAGAGCATATCGTATGTACGATATCTTCCCAACTTCTGTTTCAGAAATTGCTCTATCTTACGATACTGGAGATACGATTGAAGAATTCACAGTTGAATTCCAAGTTCAGTACTTCGAAGTTTCAGGTGGTCCTGGCTCACTGAACTAAATAGTTCATACTGTAAATTTATAAGATGGCCAAGTTATTTGGATTCTCTATTGAGGATACTGAAAAGGTATCTAAATCGGTAGTCAGTCCCGTCCCCCCAAGTCAAGAGGACGGGAATGACCACTTTGTTACATCTGGATTTTTCGGATCTTACGTTGACCTAGAAGGTACGTATAAGAATGAAGTAGATCTGATAAGAAGGTATAGAGAAATGGCACTCCACCCAGAAGTGGATAGTGCTATTGAAGATGTTGTTAATGAGGCCCTTGTTAGTGACTTAAACGATAGTCCAGTTGAGATTGAACTATCAAACCTTAATGCTTCTGATGGTATTAAGAAGATAATTAGAGACGAATTCAAATTTGTCAAAGACTTATTAGATTTTGATAAAAAATCACATGAAATCTATAGGAATTGGTACGTTGACGGTAGATTATATTACAACAAAGTCATTGATTTGAAGGCACCTCATGAAGGTCTTCAAGAATTAAGATATATTGACGCAGCTAAGATGCGTTATGTTCGTCATGCAAAGAAAGATAAGAAAGATGTTCAGGTATTACAAGATAAAAATCCAAGTTCTGTAGATCTAGCATTCCCACCAACAGAAGAGTATTTTGTTTATACACCAAAACCACATTATGGAGTTGGTAACACTGCTGCTTTAACCAATGATGAGAAGGGTGTAAAGTTTGCAAAGGATGCAATTGCATATTGCACATCAGGTTTAGTAGATAGAAATAAAGGATCAACACTTTCTTATCTACACAAAGCAATCAAGGCACTTAATCAACTTAGAATGATTGAGGATAGTCTTGTTATCTACAGATTATCACGTGCTCCAGAAAGAAGAATCTTCTACATTGATGTAGGCAATCTTCCTAAGATGAAAGCAGAGCAATACCTTAAAGAGGTAATGTCTCGCTATAGAAATAAACTAGTATATAACGCAAATACTGGTGAGATTCGTGATGATAAGAGAATGATGTCCATGATGGAAGACTTCTGGTTACCTAGAAGAGAAGGTGGACGTGGAACTGAAATCACTACATTACCTGGAGGGCAGAACCTTGGAGAACTCACAGATGTTGAATACTTTAAGAAGAAGCTCTATAAGTCACTTAATGTTCCAATCTCAAGAATTGAAGGAGACGGTGGGTTTAACCTGGGCAGATCTTCTGAGATCTTACGAGACGAACTCAAGTTCAGCAAATTCGTTGGAAGACTCAGGAAAAGATTCAGCAATCTCTTCTTAGATATGCTGAAAACCCAGTTACTGCTTAAGAATATTGTTACTCCAGAAGACTGGGAAGTCATGAGTGAACATATTCAGTTTGACTTCTTATATGACAATCATTTCTCAGAATTGAAGGAAGCAGAACTCTTAGAGAATAGAATTAATCTTGCTACTCTTGCTGAACCTTATATTGGTAAGTACTTCTCACAAGATTATGTTCGTCGTAAGATTATTCGTCAGACAGATCAGGATATCCTAGAGCAGGATAAGTTGATTGAACAAGAAATCAATGATGGAATCATTGCTGATCCAATGGAACTTGAAATGTCTATGGATGGATTAGGTGAAATGGAAGCGGGATTAGGAGCTCCTACTGATGTTGCTGGTGGAGGTGGACCTGATCCAAAT